ATTTAAAATCTATTTTAAAAATTATATTATGAAAAACGTATTAACAGAGTACACTAAATTACAATTAATATTATATGACTTAGAAAATGAATATCCAAAAATGTCAGATGATGGCAAAAGAAACTTGAAAGAATTATTTAAAATGTTTAACATAAAAAATTCTAGTAAAGTATTAGAAAATAAATCATCAGCTGATATTGATCAAGAAAATTTATATAACCAATATCGTAAAGGGTTTTTATACAAATTAGAATTTAAAAATAAATGGTGGGTTTCAGCAGGTGTTTTAAGATTAAGATATGATATAGGTGTTTTAACTATTTTAAAATATAGAAAGCAAGGAATGCCAGGAATACATACTGGCAGAACATGGGTGTTCAATATTTATGAAACTGATCAATGGATAACGGACAATAAAAAGGGTGAGTTAATAATTAAAGATAAAACTAATTTTCATTTATTAGAAACAAGATAAAAATACACAATTATGAAAGTAACTAAAGTAACTAAGATTTACCGACCAATGAGAATCTGGGGTAAGTTAATTAAAGATTTATTTTTTACTAGTTCTATTGAATCAACACATAAATGGTGTCGCTATAAAATGCATTTTAATAATAGAATTGAGCAAAAAAAATTTAATAAACAACTTATAAAAACAATATTAAAAAATCAAATAGTAGGGTATGAAAATAATTAAAGACAGCAATGAGCAATATCATTCTCATGATAGTATTAGTGCTAGTGGTTTAAAAACGATATACAAAAAATCTGTATATCATTTAATAAATCAAAAGTTTAAAGAAACTCCAGCAATGGCATTAGGCACAGCGGTGCATCAAGCTATATTAGAGCCAGATGATTTTTATAATATTTACCATGTTATTGAAAAAATAAATAAAAGAACAAAAGCTGGCAAAGAGGAATATCAAAAACAAATTAAACTAGCAGATGGTAAAATTGTAATTGAATCCGATACACATGAAATTATTAAATCAATACTAGGTGCTTATAGACAAAATGAGTTAGCACAAAAATATTGCAAAGGTGAAATTGAATTATCACATTATACACAATACAAGGGTATTGATGTAAGGGTGCGACCAGATTGTATTAATAGAATATCTAATTTCATTAGTGATGTTAAAACTTGCCAAGATAATTCACCAGAGGCATTTAAAAGGGATATATACAAGTGGGGTTATAATTTACAAGCGGCATTTTATATGGATATGTGTGGTATAGATACGTTTAAATTTATTGCCGTTTCAACTAATTATCCATACACATGCGAGGTGTTCACATTAAGTGATGATATGATAGAGTTTGGTCGTAATGCATATAAACAAGCATTTTTAGAATGGGAAAAATATTTAAAAACTGGTGTTATGTCTAGTTATAATTGGTATCAATATGCAAATGATGGATCTTATGTATTATAAAAGCAAAGCAGATCTATATAAAAGTATAGTTGAAAAACATACTAAGTTAAAAATATGTAAAGCAACAAGGCAATTTGATTATGTGTTTGCAAGAAGCTGTTATTATTATTTATGCAGAAATTTTGGTGAAATGAGTTTTGGTAAAATTAGTGCTACATTAAATAAAAATCATGCTACTGTTATGCACGCATTAAAAGAGTTGCCCTATATAGTAAAACATGACAAACGATGTAATGTAATATTTCAGAAAATTGTTAGTGAAGTAAAAGAAGATTATTTTATTCCTAAAACAAAAAAGACAATTGATCAATTAGTTTTAAATCATAATTATTATTTACTTGAAAATGGTAATCTAAAAAATTATGTTAAAAGATTAGAAAAAAAGATTAAAAGTTTAAAGATTAAAAACAAAGAAATGAAAAGAGTTATTTACATAATGGCTGATGTTGACTAAATATTTTTTAATTTTGTAAAAAAACTTTATGAAAAGGAATCCATATTCTAAATATCTAGGCAAAGAAGATATATTGCAAAATCAAGTAATGAGATATATTGGTTTAAAATATCCAAAGGCATTATTTACTCATGTTGCTAATGAGGGTAAACGTACACCATTTGAAAGGTATAAAATGAAATACTTAGGCACTAAGCCAGGGATTCCAGACATAATGATATTTGATCCAAATAAAACAAAGAATGGTTTAGCCATTGAGTTAAAAGCTGGTTATAATAAACCTACCGAAACACAAAAACAATGGCTTAAAGAGCTTAACAATGCGAACTGGGTGGCTGTTTGGAGTAATAATTTAGATGAATGTATAGAATTAATAGATAAATATTTTAATAACAAATAATGGCTAAGTCAAGAAAAATATATTTTGAGGAAGTCGAACAACGAGTTAGATGGACACAAAGCTCAACTGATAATCTTAAATACAATTATAAGTTTATTGGTGTTGCAAGTGAAGCAGAATTTGATTTGCTTATGGAGTTGCTTTGGTTTATGTACGAAGAAGATGAAATATCTTATAATCAGTTTTTCGATACTTTTAGAGAATTAAAAACATTTTGTGATGGGATTAAAGGTTTGATAGACAAACAATAATTTCTTTACTTTACTTATTTATGAAATACAATAAGATTTTAAAACCTAAGAAGTTTGATAATTTTACAATTATACCTAGCTCAATATTTAGGCACAAAAATATTACAATTGGTGCTACTGGCTTGTATGCTTATTTATTTTCTCACAAAGCTGAACAAGAAATAACAATTACTTTTATTTGTGGTCATTTTAAAGAATCAAAGGGTGCTATTGGCAGAAAGCTGAATGAGCTTATTGATGCTGGTTATGTAGTTAGGGAAAGGGTTACTGACAAAGGCAAATTTAAAGGTTATAATTATATTCTAAAATCAAAACCGAAAACCCAAAAACCAGAACCCCAAAAACCGAAACCCCAAAATGAACCACAAAGTAATATTATATATAATGATAACAATATAAAGAGTAATATAACACAAACTGAGAAAATGCAAAATGCATTCCCTCATTTTGTTGCTTTGTTTGATAAAAGATACCAGCCAAAAACTGATCCACAAATTAAAAATTGGCAAGTTGTTTTAGACAGATGTGTTAGAATTGATGGTTATAGTTTAGATGAAGTTTATTTAGCTGTTAAAAATGCTAGAAACTCTGATTTTTGGAAAAACAATTTTTTGACTTTATTAAAACTTAGAAACCATGACAAAAATGGTATTATGTACATACATCGGTTTATTGAAAATAATAGAAAATACAATAAGCCAAAATGTTATTATAAAATAAAAGGCATACAAGAATATAAAATATATAATGATCCAGATGGCTCAGAAAGATTAGGTGCTATTACTAAGTATAATAAACTCAATGAATTTAATTTATCACAAATTTTAAATAGAGATGAAATTGAGGAGCTTAAAAACTTTGTTAAATGAAATTAATTAATTGTTTAAGTGGTGGGAAAACATCAAGTTATATAGCCGCTAATTATAAAGCTGATTATAATGTTTTTTCATTAGTTAGAACAAATGATAAAAAATGTTTATTTCCAGATGCTAAAATAAGACAAATAGTTTCTGATAAATTAGGTATTGAATTTATTGGCACACTAGAAGATGATATGATTATTTATACTATGTTAGATCTTGAGCAATATGTTGGTAATAAAATAGATTGGGTAACTGGTAAAACATTTGAAAATGTTTTAAATAGTGCTGGAACTTTACCAGATCCATTAAGAAGATTTTGTACAACACAAATGAAACTTGTACCCATGTTTAAATGGTGGCAAAGAAACATAAATAAACCAGCTAAATTTAATTTAGGTTTTAGAGCTAATGAAAAAAGAAGAGCAAAAAGAACTTTAGAAAAAACTAATAAAAATGGGTTATTAGAAATGAAAGCCATAGTTGGTAAACGTAAAACACAGAATAAATGGGGTATAATTGAATGGCAAAAACCAGTTTTTCCACTTATAAAAGACAATATATTTAAAGATACTATTGTTGAGTTTTGGAAAAATAAACCAGTAAGATTTGCTTGGATGAATAATTGTGTTGGTTGTTTTCACAAACACCCATTACTAATAAAAAAAATGCATAATAAATTTCCAAATAAAATTGAATGGTTTGCATCAAAAGAAAAAATAAAACATGAGAAGGATGTTTGGTATAAATCAAAAAATTTATCATTTAATGATATTATAAAATGGGATAATCAAACAGAATTATTTGATGATGATTTTAATGAATGTGATTCTGGATATTGCGGATTATGATTATAGGCAAAGTATATAAATTAGATAAATATGAACAAGCTATTGTAAAGCTATCAGCTGAGCAAAGGCATAATAACAAAATTAAAACTGGCTGGGATGGTTCTAAAACAGTAAATCCAAAATCAGAGCTTGATTTAAATATAGTTGGGTTTGGTGGTGAATTTATATTTGCTAGAGAAAATAATTTATACCCAGATTTTAAAATTCATAATACAAGTAAAGTAAATAAAACAGATGATTATGATGCAACCTGGTTAGGACATTCTGTTGATGTAAAAGTAAACAGAAAAGATCACCCACTAATGATCCCAGAATATGCAAATACAGATTGTAAAATATTTGCTCTGTTTACTTGCAACTATCCTAATTATACTTTTGAGGGTTTTAGTTTAAACAGCATAATTTTTCAAGATTGTAATAAAAAAATGACTAAAGTAAAATCCTATGTAATTGAAAAAAATAACTTATTAAGTTACAAAGAATTAATTTTCTTATTAAATATTTAAAAAAAATTTATATATTTAAAAAATATTTTTATTTATGAATCACTATAATGACTTATTGGCTTTAGGTATTAACCTAAAAAGATCATCTGGATCTGTAAAAACTAAATGTCCACAATGCTCACATAAACGTAAAAATAAAAGTGATGAATGTTTGTCAGTTAATATTGATGAGGGTTTATATAATTGCCATCATTGCGGCTGGGGTGGGAATGTAGGTATTAAGTTTAAGCAAAAAGTAGATTATGTATTGCCACCAAAAGTAAACTCCAACATTGCCGAAAGGGTTATTAAATGGTTTGGCAATAGAGGTATTACAGAACCTACTTTAATACATTGGAAAATAGGCGAATCATTAGAATATATGCCTCAAGTAAAAGCAAAAAGAAGATGTATAAATTTTAATTATTACAGAAATAATGAAATTGTAAATGTAAAATATAGAGATGGTGAAAAGAATTTTAAATTAGTTTCTGGTGCTGAGCTTATATTTTATGGCATTGATAATATTAAAGAATTAAATAAGTGTTATATAGTTGAGGGCGAAATGGATGCACTTAGTTTACATGAAGCTGGGTTGTATAGTGTTTGCTCAGTTCCAAATGGTGCTAGCAAAGGATCACAAAAATTAGAATACTTAGATAATTGTTTTGAATATTTTAAAGACAAAAAAGAAATAATACTTTGTACTGATAATGATGATGCTGGTTTACAGCTTAGAAATGAGCTTGCTAGAAGATTTGGTAATTATCGATGCAAGTATGTTGAGTTTGGTGATTATAAAGATGCTAATGAGGTTTTAATTAATAAAGGTGCTGAAACACTTAGAAACATTATCAAAGAAGCTAAGAACTTTCCATTAGAGGGTGTTTTAAATATAGATAATATCTGGCAAGATGTTTTGAATTACAATGAAAATGGTATAACTAATTATACAATTGGTTTACCAGGATCTGATGACTATTTTAAAATGGCATTTGGTGAGTGGACAGTTGTAAGTGGGATTCCAAATTCTGGAAAATCTGACATTTTAGATCAAATACTTTGCAACTTAGCAACTAAGCATGAATTTAGATGTGCAATGTTTTCACCAGAGTCGTTTCCATACGAGGGGCATATAAAAAGAATAGCAAACAAACTAAATGAAAAAAATTGCAATAGTGATGATCTAAATAATACTAAAGATTTTATTGAAGATCATTTCTTTTGGATTAAAATTGACTTAGAAAATTTAACATTAAAAGGAATTTTAAATGCATTTAGGGAGCTTGTATTTCAAAAGGGTATTAATGTTTGTGTTATAGATCCCTGGAATATGTTAGATCATTCAGCTCAAAGAGATCATAGTTATATAGGTAAAATATTAAGCCAAATAACTCAGTTTTGTCAACAAACAAACACCCATTTATTTTTAGTGGCACACCCTAGAAAAATTGAAAGTGAGGGTGGTGTTTATAAAAAGCCAACATTATATGATATTTCTGGTTCAGCTGATTTTTTTAATAAAGCATATAATGGATTAATAGCTTATAGATGCATTGGTCAAAAAACCAAATATAAAAGTGATGTTGTTAGAGTTCATGTTGAAAAGGTAAAACGTAAAGAGAATGGACAATTAGGTGATTTTGAGATAGCTCCAGATTTTGATAATGGGGGTATTTACAAAGAGATATATCAAG